AGGCCAACACGCAGGCGGCTTTCTCGTCTGGGAAGTGCTCCGCGACTTCACCCGAGAAACCGTCACCATTGCCTCCGGCGCTGGATCGCTCGAGCCCGGCTCCGTGCTTGGCAAGATCACCACGGGTGGCAAATACACCCGCCTTGCACCGGCCGCGACCAACGGCAGCCAAACCCCCGCTGCCATTCTCTGGGCCGCGGTCGACGCAAGTGCGGCTGACGCCCTTGGCGTTGTGATCCTGCGTGGGCCCGCGCTCGTCAACCGACATGAACTTGTGTGGCCCGAGGGGGCTACGGAGGTCCAGATCACGGCAGCCACCACGGCACTGGCGGCGCTCGGCATCGTCCTGCGCTGAGCGCTGGGGCGGGCCTAAAGACACTCACATCAAGGAGGTTGGCATATGGCCACCATGGATATCTTTGAAGGCGATGCCTTCTCCGTCATTGAGCTCACACGTGCCTTGGAGAATATTCCCTTCAAGCCCGCGACCTTATCCGGCTCAGGTCTCTTCGGCGAGCGCGGGGTGCGCGCGCGCACGGTTGTGATCGAAAGCCGGGATGGGACTTTGTCGCTGATCCCGTTCTCCGAGCGCGGATCATCCTATGACCAGCAATCCCCAGAAAGCCGTCAGGTCCGTGCCTTTGTGTGCCGGCAGTTCAAAAAGCAGGATGTGCTGTGGGCCTCAGAAATCCAGGGCATTCGTGAGTTCGGCTCAGAAAGCGTCACGCAGCAGGCGCAGGCCGAAGTTGCGCGCCGGATGCGGCGCCTGAGAGCGGATGCCGAAGCGACTTTTGAGTATCATTTGCTGAATGGGCTTCAGGGTTTGGTGAAGGATCCTCGTGATGGCTCGGTGGTCGTCAACTTTGCCAATGAGTTTGGCATCACACCTGCCGCCGAAATTGATTTTGACCTTGATAATGCCACGCCTGCATCTGGTGCTTTGCGCAAGCGGTGTCAGGCCTTGATTGAGAGTGTGGAGGAAAGCCTTGGTGGACTTGCCGTGGGGCCAGTGCAATTGCGTGCGGAATGTGGTTCGGCCTTCTTTGCCGACCTGGTCGCCAATAAGGAGATCCGGGAGACCTATCTCAACACGGCCGCTGCGAATGAGCTGCGGGGCAGGGCGGTGGATGAGTTCAGCTTTGGTGGCATCACCTTCCGCCGATATGGGGGCAGTGCCACGATCGGTGTGCCGACGGACAAGGCCTACTTCTATCCGCAGGGCATTGAGGGTCTATTTGAGATCTACTTTGCGCCGGCCGATACCTTCGAGACGGTCAACACCATCGGCTTGCCGCTTTATGCGCGCATGATCCCAGATCGTGAGCGTGACGAATGGGTGCGCCTTGAGATTGAGAGCAACCCCCTGCCGATTTGTACCCGGCCGCAGGTCCTGCGCGCGGGCAGACGGACTTGATGACGGCGTTCAGCTCGGCGATGGACGCGCTCTTTGCCGATCCCAACATCGCCGTCGAAATCTGGCATCGTGACGGGGCAGGGGCCTTTACTCGGGCCCGGGGGATCTTGCGCCGCCCCGACGAAATCACGGAGTTTGGCGCGGCGCGGCTTCTCTCAGACACCATCCGGATCGACGTCCGGGTGGCGGATATTCCACTTCCCCGCCCGCAAGAACAAATCTTGATTGGGGACGAGACGTTTTTGATCCAAGGCGAGCCGCGCCGAGATCGCGAACGGCTGATCTGGACCATCGACCTCAACCCGGCGTGATCCCAACATGAAACTTAAGCTGGCGATCGACCCAGATATTGCCACTATGATGGAGGCAGAAATTGCAGCCGGCGAACGCGCGGTGTCGGCGGCCATTCGCCAGTCGGCCCTTAGCCTCAAGACCGATTGGCGCGGGCAGATCACTGGTGCTGGCCTCGGCGCGCGGCTCGCACGGACCATCCGCTCCGAAGACTATCCGAAGGGGCGACCCAGCCTGAACGCGGCGGCTCTTGTGTGGTCAAACGCGCCTTTGATTGTCGGCGCGCATGACACGGGCCCGCTGATCCGATCGAAAAGCGGTCTCTGGCTTGCGATCCCGACCGCAGCGGCTGGTAAATCCACGCGTGGAGGCCGGATCACGCCAGTAGAGTGGGAGCGCCGACGCGGCACGCCCTTGCGGTTCATCTATCGCTCGCGAGGTCCGAGCCTTCTTGTGGCAGAGGGTCGGCTGAACAGTCGTGGGCTTGGCGTCGCCTCGCGCGCAAAATCCGGCCGCGGCCTTGCAAGCGTGCCGATCTTCCTCCTGGTGCGGCAGGTCAAGCTGTCCAAAAGGCTGGACCTGATGCGCGCCGCTGAAACCGCTGTGGATCAAATACCAACACAGATTGTTTCCAAATGGGCCGCCACATAGGGGTGTAGGGAATCTCTACGGGCCTGTATCGTGCTCTGATGTTTAACCTATTTGGGAAGAACGATTTTGGCAGAGACGTATTTGGAGTTGTTGGCCCCTCAGATCGCTCTGATCGATCGGCTGATTGCGTCTGGTCGATATCGAAACTTGTCAGATGCGATTGGCGCAGCGTTGCGTCTTTTGGAGCGTGAAGAGGCCGAGCTCGCATCTTTGCGTGGCCGCGTTGCCTTGGGCCTGAAAGAGGCGCGTCGCGCTGAATTTGTCAATCCGCGCGGAGAGCTTGCGATCCGGCAGGCATTTGCAGCTGTTCGAGGTAAGGCATGATGACAAAGCGGCTACGCGTGACCCCGCACGCTGCTCATGCCATTCAGGAACTGGCGCGTTGGACCCTAGAGTGTTTTGGGCCACAACAAGCGTCTGCCTATGAAGAGCATCTCATTTTGCGCTGTCTTGAAACGGTCATCGGCTTCGAGGTTGGACAGGATTGCCGCGGGTTGATTGATCCTGAGTTGCACGAGGATCTACGATTTTTGCGAGCGGGCCAACACTTTGTTGTCTTCGTTCAATCTCCGGACCAGATCGTCATTATCGACGTTTTGCATGCGCGCACGGATTTGCCGCGACGTCTTGCCGGGCACAATGGCCATGCCGATCAAGATGTAAGAGCATAGAAATCGCTAACCCACGAGATGCCCCGATGGATCTTCGTCGAGAAACCATTCTCAGCGCCATTTTGGAAAGACTGCGAACGATACCCGATGCAAGCGTTCTTCGTGGCGAGGTGCTGCCGGAACGCATTCCGGCCCCTGGGCTTGTGATATTGCGTGATGGCACCCCTGGCGAGCCGAGTGTGACCCTGTCTCCATTGACCTATCACTATCAACACCGGGCAGAGCTCGAGGTCATTCTTCAAGCAGTTGCTGAGCGCGATGCGCGATTTGCAGCGCTCTTGGGCCAGATCGCATCAGCTTTGGCAGCTGATCGGACGCTTGGGGGGCTTTGTGACATGGTCGAAGCGGCAGCCCCTGAGCCGGCGGATCTCGCTGTAGACGGGGCAGCCAGCCTAAAGGCGGCCGTCGTGCCCATCATCCTACATTATTCGCTGTCCGATCCACTTGGCTGAGTGGGTTCCGGGGGCGGGGTTATCATTCTCAGATGGCCCTCGATCATCGCCCCGGCTTCCACGGCCAGTTTGGCGTAATGAACTGAGCCGCTGATTTGACCGGAATGTGCAACGCGGACATCCTCCGCGATCACAGCGCCAACAACGACGCCTTCAATCGTTGCCTGCTTGGCCTCGATGTCGCCCTTCACATTGGCCCAATGCTGAATCGTCACGATCTCACCGGTGATGTTGCCGACAACACGCGCTTGAACCACCAAGGGGCCTATGGCGGTGATATCGCCCGTGACTTCAAGATCCGGTGCGAGGACGGATGGTTTTGCCGTTCTTGGTGTGGAAGGGGTCATTCGAGGTCTGCCTTCGGGTCGCGCATGAATTTAAGGGTGCGTTAGCTGGACGGATCTCACAGCATGAATTGACTTTGCACCATATGCAACTGGTGCGCCTTTAACCAAAATCCGCTGAAAAGGATACCAAAATGGCACGAGCCCATGGGGCGCGGGCGCAAATGGCGCTGGCGTTTGAGACTGTTTATGGCACTGCGCCCACCACAGGGTTCCGCACGGTGCCCTTCGCCAGCACCACGCTTGGGTCCGAGCAGCCCTTGATTGCCTCCGAGCTCTTGGGCCAGGGGCGTGACCCGCTGGCCCCGATCAAGGATGCGGTCACGGTGGATGGCGACGTCGTCGTACCGATCGATGTCGAGAACTTTGGCCTCTGGTTGAAGGCGGCCTTCGGAGGCCCCACGACCACTGGTACGACACCGAAGACCCACACGTTCCAGTCGGGCAACTGGTCGCTTCCAAGCATGGCGATCGAGACGGGCATGCCTGAAGTGCCGCGCTATGCGATGTACACGGGCTGCGTTTGCGATCAGCTAAGCTGGCAAATGTCACGGTCAGGTCTTCTAACCGCAACCGCGCGGCTCGTGGCGCAGGGTGAAAGCGCCGCCGCTGCCACGGCGGCAGGCACGACCACTGCCCTGTCGCAGCAGCGCTTTGGCCACTTCAACGGATCAATTACCCGCAATGGTTCACCGCTCGGCAATGTCATCTCGGCGGAGGTCACCTATTCCAACGGCCTTGACCGGATCGAGACCATCCGCGCCGACGGCAAGATTGAGGGCGCTGATCCGGGAATGGCGTCCCTGACCGGACGGATGGAAGTACGCTTTGCCGATACGGCCCTCATCACCCAAGCATTGGATGGCACGCCTTGCGAGTTGGTCTTCGCCTGGAGCCTTGGGGCAAGTGCCAGCTTCACCTTCACGGCCCATGCCGTCTACCTGCCGCGTCCTCGGATTGAGATCCCGGGGCCACAGGGCATTCAGGCAACCTTCGAGTGGCAGGCGGCCAAGGCCGCAAGTCCTGCGCGCCTCTGTACCGCCGTCCTCGTCAACACTGTCGCCTCCTACTGAGAGACCTACCCATGCTGACACTTGATCTCACCAACGCACCTTTCTGGTGTGACCTCGTCCCCGGTGTGCGCGTAAAACTTCGCCCGCTCACCACGGCGCTGATGGTCGCGGCACGCAGCGATCCAGCGATTGCCGACCTTCCGAAAGAGGCGAGGACGGAGGAGGCTGCACTGGCGATGGCCAAAGCGCTGGCGCGATCCGCTATCCTTGACTGGGAAGGGATTGGCGATGTTGTGGGTGAGCCATTGCCGGTAAGCCCTGATGCCATCGATGCGCTTTTGGATATCTGGCCGATCTTCGAGGCCTTCCAGAGCCTCTATGTCGCCAAAGGCCTGCTCCTGGACGCCGAAAAAAACGCCTCATCGCCCTTGCCGAGTGGGAGTTCGGTGGGGGCGACGGTTACTGCGCAGCCTGCGGATCTGTCTGCCCCGACTGCCCTGCAAGACTGAACCAGCCGCTCACGGTTGAAGGTTGGCTGGTCTGGGACCTGGTCAGCCGCATGGGAGGCCAAATTCGCATCGTTCCCGGCGCGGTGATCGGCTGGGACTTGGGCGCGGCTTTTGTGCTGGGTGCAGCCCTCGGTGTTCCGGCCCCCGCGATTGCTGAACTCTTGCCCGCCATTGAGGCGGTGATGGTGCGCTGCGTGAACGCACAGATCGCGCCCAACCGCGACTAACCCCCTGTAATAGGACCTTGCCGCCATGGCCGAAAAACGCATCTCTGTCAGGCTTGCGGCAGTCGGCGGCCGTCAGGTCCGTGCAGAGCTTGAAGGCATCGGCGAGGCAGGCACCAAGGGCTTTGGCCGGCTGTCTTCAGAAATGGAGCGAGCGAACACACGCCTTGCGGGCTTTGCGACGAAGGCCGGGATTGCGCTTGCCGCTATGACCGCCGCTGCAGCGGCGGCCGGTGTGGCGATGATCCGCTCGGGTCTCGACACGATTGGCGCGCAGGCTGATATGGCGGCCTCGCTCAAGACATCGGTTGAAAGCCTGCAGGTCCTGACCCTGGCGGGCGAATTGGCAGGGGTCTCACTGGGCGAGATCGAACAGGCCACGAAGAAGCTGACGACACGGCTTTCTGAAGCTGCGTCTGGATCGGGATCTGCCGTCGGGGCGTTGGAACGGCTGCGTCTCTCGGCGCGGGATCTCCAGGCTTTGCCCTTGGATGAACGTATCGCCACGATCCAAGGCGCCTTGGCCCGACTTGTCCCTGAGGCGGAACGTGCGGCCGTGGCCTCAGATCTCTTCGGCGACAAGGCCGCGTTGGCGTTCCTGAGGATTGATCCCGCCACCTTGCGAGAGGCGGCCAAAGATGTGCGTGACTTCGGGGTGGCGGTCAGTGGCACTGATGCGGTGCAGATCGAAAAAACGGGGGATGCGATTGCCAAGCTCAATCTGATCTGGCTGGGCCTAACCAATCGCCTCACGGCGGCGGCCGCGCCTGCGTTGGAAACCCTCGCCAATGCGCTTGGCGATGCGGCGCGAGGCACTGGCGTGCTGGGACAGGCGGTGACGGCGGTCTTTGACAATCTCGGCCGGCTGACAACCTATGCGGCGACATTTGCCACCTTGATGGCGGGGCGCTGGGTTATGGGACTGGCGGCGGCAGCACTGTCGGTCAAAGGCCTCGCCACGGCACTGGTCTTTCTGCGAGGTGCCTTGATCCGCACGGGGATCGGAGCGCTGATCGTGGGCGCGGGCGAGCTTGTGTACCAGTTCACGCAACTCGTCGCCAAAGTCGGTGGGGTTGGTACAGCCTTCGGCCTCTTGCGCGATGTCGCAGCGGAGGCCTGGGACCGCATTGCGCTGGCGGCAACGGCCGCGTGGTCGCGCGTGGAGGCCGGCTGGGCGGGCGTACAGGTGGGTATTTACGGTGGGCTGCAATCGGCGCTGTCGGCTGTGGTAGGCTGGGGCAATTCTGCGGTTGGGACGTTCCAAGGTGCTTTTGATGGGGTGAAAGCGATCTGGGGTGCGCTGCCGCAGGCGATTGGGGATTTTGCCTACCAGGCGGCGAATGGACTGATCGGTGGCGTCGAGTCGATGCTGAATGCGGTCGTCACGCGGATTAATGGCTTCATTGAGGGGTTGAACGCAGCGCTGGCCCTGCTGCCCGATTGGGCGACCGGTGAGGGTGGTCTGAAGATCGGCACCTTGGAGGCGGTGGATCTTGGCGGGATTGCCAATCCCTTCGAGGGCGCAGCCTCGGCGGCAGGCACAGCGGCGGCTGACGCCTTCCGTGCGGCCATGGGCACGACCTACATTGAGACCCCTGATCTCTTCGGCGGCATGGCCGAGGCGGCCCGTGGCCGCGCGGCACGGTTTGGCGAGGCATCTGGCATGCTGTCAGAGGCTGCCTCCCGCCAGATGACAGCTTGGGAAGCCCTCAAGGCGGCAATCACCGGCGCAGGCACCGAAGGCGAAGACGCGCTGAACGGCGCGGTCGCGGCGGCTGGTGCGCTCTCAGACGGGTTTGAAGATGCTGGCCGATCATTAGGAGTGGCCGGTGGCGCGGCAAAAGCCGCGGCCGAAGAGGCTACAACCGGCTGGGCGCAAGTCACGCAATCCCTGGCTGATTATGCCAAGGGCGCGATGGACTGGGGCAAGGGTCTCGGCGAGACGCTCACCTCTGCCTTCTCCTCGGCGGAAAGCGCCTTCCGACAATTTGTCACCACCGGCAAGTTTGACTTCAAATCGCTGGTCTCCTCGATCTTGGCGGACCTTGCCACACTTGCCTTCAAGAACGCGGTCTTGGGCCCCTTGGCCTCAGCGCTTTCGGGCGTCTTTGGCGGTGGGATCTTTGGGGGTGGAGCATCGGCTGCGTCAAACCCGATGGTGAACGCGAGCATCTGGCATACGGGAGGCATGGTGGGTGCGGGCGCGCCGATGCGCGCGGTGCCAGTCACCGCCTTTGCAGATGCCCCCCGCCTGCAT